GTCTTCGATCTCATCGCTCTTCTCGCCGAGGGCGGAAGTGAGAGCAAGACGGCGCGCCTCAGCGCTGGGCTTGAGCATGAAGCCTTCTGACTTCTCCTCAACCTCTTCGTCCTCGGCGGGAGTCTCGTCGGCGGGAGTCTCTTCGGCGGGAGTCTCGTCGGCGGGAGCGTCTTCGGCAGGAGCGTCCTCGGCCTCGTCCTCGGCCTTGACCTCAACCTCGGCGTCATCGGACTTAGCGCCAATGAACTCGCGGCGCTTCTCGTCGTCCTCTTCCATGCGCTCCTCAAGAACGTCATTCATCTCGTCGGAGTACGCCTCATTCGGCTTCTCCAATGGCTCGCCGGAAGCCTTCGCCTCAACAGCCATCGCGCCACAAGCGCCGCAAACCTTGCCGCCCTTGTAACCGCACTCCTTGGCCTCAAGACCCTTGGCGCAAGCGACAACATCGCCATCAGCGCTCACCTTGACGATGGCCTTCTCTTCCTGCTGATCCATTTCTTCGTTCTCCTTGTACTGCATGGCTCGTGACAAGCAGCCCTTTGGATTGGAGCACCCTTCACATGGAGTCATGAGTTTCTGCCCAGAAACCATGCACAGGTACTTATTGCCGATTTTTTCTAACGCTTTTTCATCGCTCATTGGGTTAGTCCAGTTTATCTAAGATGTAGACATCGTGGGGTAAGCATTTGCCTGCCCTTACTTTGTCTGCAACGTCGACTTGTAAGACACTAGTGCGTTACCTAGCGCCTCATTGAACATTCCAAAATCACCGTCAATTGACTTGATGATGATTCCGTCCTCAACCACCTCGGTGTCAGCACCGTAGTAGTCAAGAACTGGGTCAATGAATGACTTCAGTCCGAAAAGTTCTTCGGTTTCTGCCGGAATTCCAACAGGCCCATCCTTGAGTTCAATCTCGGTGCGCCCACCAGCAGCGATTACATCTTGAAGAAGATCCATCGCCTGTTGCAACTTCTCAAGGTTGCTGGCGCTGATAACGCGACCAGCCTTCACCTCGGTGTCAAAGGCGTCGCTCTTCATCATCTCACGGAGACGAGAAAGAACGTCGAATCTGCGACCGCTGCCACAGCCACCCTTGCCGCCACATCCGCAGCCGCAATCCTTCTCCTCTTCGGGCTTGCTGTAACCTTCGCCGCCCTCGGAACCGTCCTCGGCGTACTCGCCTTCCTCGTCACCGTCTTCGATCACGGTGTAGAAGGTGCGGACGCGAACCTCTTCGGGCTCGCCGAACATGAACTCGCCATCGACGTAACGGAACATGACTCGCATCGTCATGGGTTTGCCATCGTGCATGTGGTCAAACACGACACGGCCCCCGCGAATCTCACGAACCTTGGCAGGTCCGCCGAAACGGCGGGCGAGAGCCTGAGTCAGACCCATAACCATTCCGCCGTATTGCTTCTCGTCAATTTCGGCGAAATCGTCGTCTAGGTCAAAATCGGCTGACTTCTTGCGACGCTCATCAACCTTTGCCATCGCTTCGCGAACCACGTTCTTCATGTGGTCCTCGCCCCGGCTCCCAACCGCAAGCCATTTGATTTGCGCGATTACGCCGGGGAGGCGAAAGTCGTCCGCGTGCCGGGCCACCCACGCCTCGCGCAATTCTAAGGCGTTGATCTGATCCGGGGTTGTCGCCCTGCCACCCTCGTCGGCGATTTTGGTGAGGATGCTGTACTGGGCGTTGCCCTTGATGTTCCCGCCTTTTGCCCAAATCTCTGGATAGTCCTCTTTGATCCGTGCGGCAAATTCCCTGTCGAACATCTTCCACTTGCTTTTGCCGAAAGATGTTACTTCGTCGTCCTGTTTATCGGCCTTGATCGAAATGGTACCAGTTAGTTGATTAGCCCCATGCAAAACAGGCGAAACTTCATAAAGTTCAACTTCTCGTAACAAATTAGCCTGACGCTGATTATCATAAATAGCGTCAAGAGTCTTGTAACCGATCGACCACTCCTGCTCTTCACCATAGAAAGAGACATTCGTGAACGCTTCGCGACCCTTCTCGGACTTCAGGTTGAACTGAACGCGGGCATACAGACCGCCAATCCCAGCAGACTTCATCTTGGCTGGAAGGCGTGGATCGCTTGCCGGAACTTCGTAAATGTCCAGAACCTTGCCGATGGGGTGATTCCAGTCGTGACCCCAGACAACGCGAGGCTTGCGGCGCTTCAGGCTTTCTGTAAAAGCACCCGGAAGTACGATGTCGCCAACGCTGTCCTTGTTGCCAACGCCGGAAACGAAGCATTCAACAATGCCCTGCGCCTCATCAACGTTGATCTGGCCGGTGATGGCCTTGAACTCCGTTGCGTGGTCAATCGTGTTCGCCGAATGAATGGCGTAATCAACAGGCATTGTTCACCTCTCTAGAAGACGTGAACTAGATGATAGCCGTGAAGTGCCACCCCTCAGGGTAACAGCATTTTCAGTAAAACTTTACTTTACAGAAATTATCGCCGGAAAGACAGACGGCAACGACAATTGATCGTCAAATGCGGAGGAGCCAAAGGATCACCCGGGAACCTCAACATTGAGTCACCCGCCACGAAACCATCATCAATTGCGACACTCTTACCGTCAAGAACACGGTGAGCGTCACGAACACTGGAATCCTTACGTGTCCGCCAAATCTTCCTCGGAGATCCGACCTGACGAGAACCAAGATAAATACCCGCGTTCATCGCAGTCTGAGACTCATGCTCCGCAATTACACGGCGCCTCTTACCAATCAAATTCGCAAAAATGGCAGCCAAAGCAGCACGCAACAAACTGTTACGAGAATCCTCGTCCTCGTCCCCCAATGCCATCGCCACAAGAAGAGCCGCAGCAACTTCATCCTTCGTGGTCTGGTTCACCTTTTGCGTGCGGGCAACCTGAGCATCAAGATATTCCTTCAACTCCTCAGCATCAGGCTCAGAGTCCATCTTGGCTTCAAGGCCAACCGACTCGGCAGCCTCATTAACGATCGCAGAAAAAATAGGACGGAAATCTTCCTCAATCTGACGATCCCAAGCATCCGAGTCGAAAATTGCTTCAACCTCAAGGGTGCCTTCACGGATCGCCTTGCGCGACTTCGCACCCAAAGCCTTCTCAATGATCACCCGTTGCTGGCGCTCAAAAAAACGCTCCAAGGTGCGGTCAAGGATCTCCGCCCAACGATCAGATGTCTTTTCGGCTTTTAAATCCCACTCCGTGACAGCCTGATTCTCAGACTTGGTTTCGATGTCATCCAAAGAGTAGGACAACTGGCCCTCGGGCACCGGCTCAATCATCGATTCTGGGGCGCCGCCATCAGCGGCAGCAGGAGCAGCCGGAGCACCCGGAACCTGCTCACCGCCAGCAGGCGGAGCCGCCTCCATTCCCGGAGCAGCAAGTTCACCAGCAGCGCCACCCGGAGCAGGAACGCCGCCAGCCTCCGCGATCGGAGTCTGTTCTTCCACACTAAACGGCTTCTCCGTGTTCGCAATCGGAACAAGATTCGGGTTCCAAAGCAACTGATCGGCGATCTCCGACTCAACCTTCTCACGGCCAGTCTTGTCGCGGTACTCATTAACGCTGATCAAACCCTGCTGCAACTCGTCCATCAGGTAACGCTGGCGTTCCTGCTTGGAAATAATCAGGATAGGAACCGAGGTCGTGTCGAAATCGATGTAGTACTTCGGATCAAGGTCATCCAAGGCTCGGGCGATCGGCTCCAAGTGGGGGAGCATCGTCTCCATCCAGAAGACACGTAGTTCCTCGGCGGCGTTAGAGAACGTCCGACCTGAAGCGTTTCCGATGACCGACTCCGGAACACCAAAAGCGGCAAGGATTTCTTCCTTGGTCAACTGCCTCATCTGCACGTAGGCAGCATCACGAGGGTTGGATGCGGTGTCTACAAAGTCGGCACCATCGTCCGAAGAGATAACCCCAACAGAGCCAGCCCTGTTCAGATTTCCACGGAACCTGCTTCGCAACTCGTCCTTATCTTCCTCATCGATCTCGCCTCGGATAACCAGAAGACCGCCCGGACGACCGTCGTTGAGCAAGAAGTTGCGGTTGTAGATACGGGCAAGGTTCTCAATTTCGATTGCGATACCAGCCGACTCCATCGGAGTGAGCGACAAGTACGGGTCAAGGGGGTGTGGGCGCCGCAACCAGATGACACGCTCCGGCGGAAGAACAATTTTCTGCCCTTGAGCAAGATCTACTTGGAAACCTGCAACAAACTTGCGTGGATCAGGAATAGGGGAGGTGTGCTGCGGTGGGAGCAGGTTCAGCGCAATCACATCACCGTTGCGTCCCATTACCTTCTCAATAAAAACTCCACGAGTGGACATCAACATCTGGCTTGACATCCGGTAACGGAAAATGAACGAGTTCTCGCCCTCGTTAGCACGCGAGTTCAAGATGTCAAGAAGTTTGTTGCTGCGGTCAACAATCTGACCGTTTGGATTGTTGTCCTTGCGGAGCACCATCGGAAGGCGCGCTTGGTTACCGGCAATCGCATCAATGCACCGGTTCACCCAAACAACTTTCTGCATACCTTCCCGGTACGCACGTTCAATGTCCCAAGAATCACGATACGGACGGCCAGCAAGACCGGTGTTTACTGATACCGGCGCTCCCGGACCAAGGGATGCTGCTTTGATGCTGTTGGACCGCGCATCCTTAGTCTCTCGCGAATTCCATGCCATGTTTAGTCAGATCCCAAGAGATAGCCGAAAACCCCACAGGCGACGCCTGCGGTGATAAAACCTGCTGCGGGCAACAGCAAAGCCGCACCCACTGATGTCAATAGTATAAATGACAACATGAGTAAATTGGCGGTGATGCCACGCCATCTCATACTTTTTAACTTGTCGCGGAGTCGACGCACGTCCACCTCGTCTTTCAGAACCTATACTAACCTAAGTATCGGTTGCTCGGAGAGAAAATGTCTGACTGGAACAAAGTACTCAAATATTTGGAGCCGAAGCCACCACCTTACTGCCCCGAAGAGCCATCCATCACACAAAAAGTGTTTCTTCGAACCTACGCCCTAGAAGCACTCTTCGGCGGGTCGGCAGGCGGAGGCAAATCCAGCGCCCTGCTGATGGCAGCACTCCAATACGTGGACACCCCCGGATACAGCGCAATCCTCTTCAGGCGCACCTACGCTGACCTCGCCCTCCCCGGCGCGATCATGGACCGCTTCCAAACGTGGATCGCTCCAGAAGATGACATCCGATGGAACGCCAACAACTACACGGCGATTTTCCCGTCAGGGGCACGCATCTCGTTCGGATACCTCAACAACTCGCAGGACTATCTACGTTACAAGGGTGCCGAGTTCCAGTTCATTGGAATGGATGAGGTCACCGAAATCCGAGAGTCCGACTATCGCTACCTGTTCTCTCGCCTGCGCCGCCCGGCATCAGGTCCACTGGCGCAAGTTCCGCTAAGAATGAGAGCCGCATCAAACCCAGCACCCAACTGGGTTCGGCAAAGATTCATTGTGGAGGGCCAGCAGGAGGGACGGATCTTTGTTCCATCCAAGTTGACTGACAACCCCGGCATCGACGCTGCCTCATACCGCCAGTCACTCCAAGCGCTAGATCCCGTTGAACGGCGACGGCTAGAAGAAGGTGACTGGTGGTCAACAACTCTCGGTTCGCTTTTTGACAGAGAATCGTTTGTGCTCATCGATCCACACGATGTTCCGGAAGTCAGTTCGATGGCGCGTGCCATCAGGTTTTGGGACTTGGCAGCAACCGAACCCTCACAGTCCAATCCCGATCCTGACTGGACAGTTGGCACACTGATGCTGTTCGACCAAGGTGTCGCCTACGTGCTTGACGTGAAGAAGGCTCGTGTCCGTGGCGAAAAGGTGGAGCAGATGATTGCTCAAACCGCCTACGAGGACGGCCATCAGGTCGCCATCCGAATGGAGCAGGAACCGGGCTCATCCGGCAAAGCATTGGTCGATCAGTACGCACGTTACGTTCTTCCCGGCTACGACTTTGCTGGGATCAGAGCAACCGGAGACAAACTGACTCGGGCGCGTCCGTTCGCTGCTGCTGTCGCCAACGGTAACGTTCGCGTGGTGAGGGCGCCTTGGCTGACCGATTGGTTGGACGAGTTCGCTTCGTTCCCCGAATCAGCGAACCATGACGACCAAGTGGACTCCTGTGTGGGTGCGTTCACACATTTAACGGGATTGGGGTTGCCTCAGCGCAAGCGGGCGTCTATTATCGTCTGACGTACAGACACCACCTACTGAACAGGAAAAGTACATATGTCTACACCCCGGCCTGAATGGTTGGAGGATCACAAGAAGCGGATCCACGAGTTGTACGAGCATGTTGTGTCATGCGCTCAGGAAGAGTTGGCGCTGGAAGATGCGTGCAACATCCTCGTTGATCTGAGCAACATGAAAACCAGCATGGCGTTGATCTACGACGAAATGTTGAAGAAGGTCAGCGACCTGATGGAAGAGGAACCTCTGATTCAGGTTGAGTCCGGCCACAGCATTGAGAAGAAGTGGTCGAAGGATCGGCGCGGATGGCGCCACAAGGAACTCGCAGAGGTGGTTGCTTCCCGTGTCACCCAGATGTCTATCGACATGGATACCGGCGAGCGTCTAATGTCGCACGAAGAGATCGCGCGAAGGATGCTGGATTTCGTCCAGCCTTCTTATTGGAGGGTTTCGGCCCTTGAAGAGATCGGAGTTGTTGCCGACGAGTATTGCACTGTTGGTGACACCAAGGCGAGCGTTGTCGTTCGCAAACCGAAAAACAATACTGCCAAGTGAGGGAATGAAAATGTCTGATTTGTACAACCAAC